CCATATTCTTATAAGGAATTTGATAAAGTGATGCCTTATCGTCGTGACTACCTGGAAGAAATCCAATCTCTCTGGTAGGTACAAGAGACCTTACTAGATAGATTTTTTCGTAAGGTGTAACTTCAGAAAGAACATCTTTCAGAGCATTATACAAAACACAAAATGTTTTTCCTGTTCCAGCAGTACCATAAGCAACTAAATGCTTACCCTCTGCATAAGAAGTAAATAATCGTTTTTGATTTTCTGTGAGTGGTTCAATACTCAAAAGAAGATCTGTACCAATTGGTTTTCTTCTCTTAATTTGCTTCATTGCATTATCAATCCCGATGGATTGATTATCGTTGCTTCTTCTTTTTCTAGCCATTTATGAGATACGTTTTACGTTTGATCCAGGCATTTTTCCCGCACGTTCCAAAACTGTGTTCCATGAGGGATTTTTACGAATAAGTTTATCTTTCCATTCTCCAACTTCTCCTACACCAGCAACACCAGCAGACCAGTCCTTGTCCCATTCGGGATTTTGTTCCTTCCACTTCATATATTCTAGCATCGTCATGGAGAGTTCTTTCTTTTCACCAGTTTCTTTATGAATTAATGGATATGTCGGCATTTGTTAGAATAATATACAGAAATATTTAGAATAGAAGTGAAGGTGGGTCATTACATACCCAATCAAGTGCCGAAGCAATCATAGGAAATTGATTTACAAAAATACACTTACAGTTTTCAGCAATCTCCATATGCTCTTTCTGCGTCCCGTGAGCACTACGAAGGTCAATATAATGTATCCAGGATCTAATACTCCCAGACATATAAAGACGTGTTTGTGTTGCCTGTGGAAGCACGAAGCGAGCACACTCCTTGGCAACACCCTGAGCAAGAAGAAGATTGTAAATATTCAAACTCTCTTCAAAATGCTTTTTGATCATCAAACTCATAGTTTCTTTTAGATCACTTCCAAGATCATCTGTACTATTTTGTCTATTTTTTGTATCTTGTCTCCGCAAATCAGGTACAGGAATTTCAAGTTGAAGTTCTGTACTATCTGCATACCTCTGACTGAATTGCTGAAAAGTAAAACTCCGATGACGGAGGATTTGCGTAGCAATCGCAAGCGAGGTATTAATTTCAACTGTAAGGAATGCATGTTCAAAAATGCTCCAATGTTGATTCTTAATACAATATCTAAGTAATCCTTCAAAAGAATTATTCTCTTGATTTTTTGGATTGCTTACACGAGCACAATAAGCAATATGTTTTTCTGCATCAGGAGTTGCTTGTATCAGTTTGACTGCTGGGGTCTTCATAATTTCCAAAACCTTTTTTCTTTTTGTTATATTTTTTTTGAGCAAGAGCAATCAAAGCACTATCAAGTGCTTTTTTCATATAAAGAATTTCTTCTTCAGAATATAGATGAGGTGTTTTAAGTGCCTTTTTAATCAACCGAATAGTTTCTTTATATCTCATCAATCGTCATCTTCGAATACTTCATCATAATCACGAATATCTCCAATATGTGGAGCAATATTTTCATAAGAATATGATTTTGTGTCTGAATAAACTTCTGCTTTTAGTGATTGAACAAGAAGTTCCATATTCTTAATTAGAATTTTAAGTTTGTCTTTGTTCATACTTTTTTAGAATATCTCGAAACAATTATACACAAAAAAAGAAAAGATGTCAATATTTTAGAATTTGAAATATTCCATTTTTTTCTACAATCGCAGAACAGGTATCCGTCCAATCTCCACAACACATATAGGTTGTACCATTCTGTTCACGAATATTTGCGTGATGAATATGTCCTACAATCACTCCATCATAAGAAGCAAACTTTCTCAAATAACGAATCAAATCCATTTCATAATTATCAATAAATCTCTTTCCTCTTGGAAGAGCTTTCAGAAAGTTTACCAAAGAAAATCGAATAGTTTTATTCAGAAAGTTATTCAATGGAGTGATTGTCTCATACCCCTTATTCATAAAGTATTGCTTCCAAGAACCAGAAGAGAACTCAGAATACATATCACCGTGAATACATAGAAATCTTTTATTTTTCTTACTGGTGTGAATATATTCATCACAGATAACAAGATTATCAAACTTGAAAGATTTATTATTCACATATTTTCTTGCCACTGCATCGTGATTACCAAGAACATAAATTACTTCTGTTCCTTTTCTACAAATATCAAGTATTTTTTCTACTGCCTTTGTATGCCTTGCTCTCCAATGCGTATTGTACTTTTCCATACAATGCACATCAAGAATATCGCCAACCATTACAAGTTTCTTAGTATCAAGTTCATTTAGAAACTTGAGAAACTTTTCAATATTACATCTGTCTGTTCCTAAATGAACATCAGAAATAAAGACTGTATCGTACATTATTGTTTCTTTTTCTTTTCTGGTTTAGTGTATCCATACATCTTTAGACTAATCTTACCATCAGTCCATTGAATTGAAATAACATTCTTATACAAATCATGATAATAATCAAATACTTCTACTAAAGTAGAAGCTTGAACAATATCATGTTTTTCTTCATTTTTTGAAAAATAAGTCACAAGATAAGAATTTACTGGAAGACTTTTATTCCTAGAAAGAGATTTTTCGCAATCTTGATGAATAATTTTCACATTAATCTCCTTTTAGTTTTTAACTACGTCCACCCCAGGAAATATCTGGATATGCTTGTGTTACAATTTCTTTTGTGATTTTATATTTTGTTTGAAGTTTTTTGTCTTTTACAAGACAAAGAATTTCTGCTTCCAGTGGATGAAGACCTTCAAGCATTTGAATGAACATTGTTTCTCTACGAAGAGAAGCAAGTGAATCATTTCCACCTTTAATAAAATTATAAAATCTCTTGAATTCTTTACGAATTGTGGTATGCCCTTGAGTCAAATCAGAAGCATTTCCAAGAGAAGTAGTTTCATTATATCCCATCGTATCTACTAAATTCTTAACTTTATCGGTCAAAGTTCCTCTGAACTTTTGTTCAGATTTCAAATTTGAATAAGGAACTTCTCCAGGAGGAAGAATTGTAACTACACTATCATCAAAGTTCCAGATAAAAAGTGCTTTTAAAGAAGGATGTTCATACTTTCGTAGAACATCCACTTTTTTTTCTTCTGTTTTTTGCTTATTTAAAAGATCAAAAACTTCAAATGCAAATGGGTTGGCAGGAAGATCAATTGTCACTTCCTTTGTTCTTGGTCTTGTGATTTTTTTTGTTACTGATGTAATGGTCATTTTTTTTTATAAATCCAGTGATAATTTATATACTATCTATCAATCTTCAATATCTTCATCATCTTCATCGTCACTATCAAAAAATCCTTCTTGAAATTTTACTGAGATTACTTCATCGGGAATTACATTTCCATCAGAGTCAAAAAACTCAGGATGTAACCAACCACTATTTCTTGTCTCCATTTCAAAAGAGTGATTTTTTGCTAACCAACCGATAACTCCACCAACACATAAAAATAAAAAACTAACTAAACAAAAAAGGGTGAGTTCTGGTGCGGTCATTTTTTTCTCCGAGAAATTTACGTTTTATCAGTTACAGAAAGTTCAAAACTAAATCGTATTTCCCTTTGAAAGAAGGAAAAAACTTTACCAAATATGAACTTTCTTCCTTGAAGTTCTTCTGGAACCGTTTTCTCCCTCCTGCGAAGCATTAACTCAAAACCACGATTTATATTGTGGTTTCCTGATTTATTTATAGAAGACATCAAAGCATATTGTGTTCTTGTAGATATTTGATAGTATCTGAACATCCGCCAATATGTTTGTCTTGATATACTACTTGCGGAAAAGTAGAACCTTCTCCAAATTCAGCATAGAAATCATCTCTATTGAAATGAGTATCCAATTCATAAATGACTACTGGGTATGCTTTTATGACTGATATATGTTCTAATACTTGTTTAATTTTGTCGCAATAAGGACAAAGCCTTTTCGAATAAACTGTAAATGTCATAAGATAAACAAAATAGGTATAATTATAGTTAAGTTTGCGATAATGAACCCCCCTAGATTTACTAGGGGCATTCTACTTTCAGATTCCATTAAGATGCATTATTTCTTCTTGGTCTGTACTTATATAGATTTTCATTAGTTTGAGGTTTCATCCAATTCACTATAGCAGTCATTCGTTCTTCTGTAAAGAAGTATTGATTATAATACCAGGTTTCCCAGTCGGAATGTGCTTTAGAGCGATTACATTCCTCACAACAGCATACTACGTTTGTAAGAAAATCACTACCACCTTTACATTGTGGTACTACATGGTCAATCGTGAGTTTATTTGTGCCTCCACAGTAAGCACATTTATTATTCCATTTTTCTCGAATTGACTTTCTCCACATTCGTTTTGCTTCTGCTGATGAACTCGTATGTAAATGATACAAATAATCTGAAGAAGAATTATAGAGTTCCATGTAGGAAAGCATCTATGAGTATTTATTTGTCTTTTGTTGGTTTATAATCTGATGGTGGTTTGAAATCTGCCGGTGGTCTATAAAGATTGGGCCAGGTATCTCTAATAATTTCTGCGAGTTTATTTGATGTGGTGGAGGTTATCATAGAAGGGACATTAGAAAGAGGAATACTGCGATGAGTTCGTTAATCCTTTCTATCATTTTGCTCTTGAGTTCTTTCAGTATTATACCACATTCAAGTTGAGTTTCATAATTATCTTTGTTAGCAACTATAATATTTACAAGTTCTCAATAACATTCATAGAAGTAATTATTACTATTTACGATAATTCCTTACAAGTAAAAGCAAACCAAACATCTAATTTTGTTGAATTATCAACTCTTTTCATACAAAGTGTAAGCATATTTGGAGATGCTCCACCATGCATAGTTGATGGTCCTTCATCACCTGAAGTATTTTTTCCAATAATAACTCCACTATGTCTCATAACAGAACTATTTTGTGTGAAGGTATTTCCCGTATTAGTACTATACTTATCTTGATATACTCTATATTGTAATTTTGTTCCTAATGAATTCCAAGCAGGAATTGCTGCTCCAGCAATATTAATATCACCCTCATACCACTCATAAATGATAGTGCTTTGATTGGCGTTATTATTTCCAATTTCATATTCTGTAATTTCTGCCAAATCTGATATAGTAGTTCCAGAACTATTTACTCTAATACTCATTACGGGTCTCATTGTATCATCCATAGTCCAACCACGATTTGTATTTGTTGCGTGATTGTTAAATGAATATAAACTGCCTTCAGGTTGTTTGACAACTATAATATTATTAAAAGTTGATATACCTACTGGAAGGTATGGTGTTGTTAGAATTCCTGATGTTCCAACTTCTGTAAGATGTACATGATTTGGATTTTGTGGGGAACTTGTGACTGATACTGTGGTTCCAACATTTACATTACCAGTAATCGTAATATTGGAAGAACCCAACGATACTGGAAATGGATTGGAAAAACTTACTACTGTATTTCCTGCCCCAGTAAAAACTACGGATTGTGCTGGTTGGGGAAGTGGATTATAAGACATATTAGATTAAGAACCAATTTGAACCGTTATAAAAATATGTTAGTGATTGATGATTGATAGACATAATCACAGAAGTATCGTTTTCTACACTTTTACCAATACCTGATTGAACTGTAATACTATATGTAGATATATTATTTCCCTCATCTTTGACGATGATTTTTTTTCCAGTATTTGGAGATGTTGGAAGAACTATTGTTACAGGAACACTAGCATTGACACCAATATAATCATCATTATCGGTTGCCTGATAATAAGTTGTGACTCCACTAATAGAAACAATACTTGTAATACCAACAGCGTTTGGATTTACAAACTCCGCTTTATTGGTGGTTGAGTTCCATTGTAGAAACTTACCATCATACGCACTTGGATTTGTCTTAATTCCTACAAGTCCATCAAGATATCTAAAACGATATTCTCCCCCACCACCTAATGTGGAAAGTTGTTGTTGAATACGAGAAAGGAAAGTGCTGTAATGTTTTTGTAAGTCATCAAGTGTTGCAAACTTTTGGTCAAGAGGGGTCAATGGGTCTTGTTGAACTTTAGTATTTGATGGTTCGGCAAGAAGTCCTAATGATTTTTCAATTAGTTCTTCTTTGGGTTCTTCTTTGTGGTCTTCTAATACCTCAAGGACTTCTTCTAAAGATTCTTCAATTACATCCTCAATAATTTGTTCTTGTTCTTTAGGTGTCTCCGAATACAACCATTTCTCAAATGCCTTA